CAAAGAACTCATCACAACATAGAAGTGCTGCTTTGTTATCTTGCATTCCTCAACTACCTTGTCCAAGGTATCACTGCTCATAGTCAGTGCATCAAGGATAGACTGGTCTTTTATATCTTTTAGCTTGAACAACTCCCACCTTTGCTTAAGAAGACTTGCAACCACATCAGTCTCTCTTTCCGTAAGAGGAATGAAGGGCCTTAGAAAAACACACCACCATTTGAAGAAATCAAGAGTGCCAGTCACAGGAACATTGAAGGCATTGTTAGGCTTGTACTTTTCCTTCAACTGCCTAATTTCCTCATCATGCTGTTTCTTTGGTATAGTCTCTGTATTCTCCATATTAGTTCTCCTTTGGTGTTTCTTCTTTCTCTTCTTCCTGAGGAATAGTCATTGACTCCTGAATCTCTGCAATACACTCCTCCACAAAGTCCTTAGCAAAGCAAGCATACTCAGAGGTACTCTTATTAGCTATCTCTACAATCTTGAACAGGTACTCCATCCTCTTGTTCTGAAGCATAAAGTTCATCTCCTGCATCCGCTTATGCATCTGCTGAATGTACTTGTTCTGTTGCTGAATCTGCTGAGACATCTCAGCACAAGCCTGATTGAGTTCCTCATAACTCAGCTTCTGAGGCTGCTCAGTACTTACATTCATCTTCACTTCCTTACTTCCAATCTCCTTCTCCATAGCTCTTAGTATTTAAAATGTTTAAATAAAAATAATTTTAATTCTCCTAACTTGTTTTGTCTTGTAAGTGTATCAAAGAATAACACTATTGAATCTGCCTTTCCATATCCTCCAGGGAAATGGGGATAGATACCTTTGATAATCTCTCTCCATTTCAGACTACCAGCAACCTTATCCATTAATTCCTTTGTAGTAAGTTTGAAGAAGTAGGTACTCTTAGGGTCTTCAGTTTTCTGTGTCAACTTATGACCATACCTCCTCTCATACTTCTTCTCCCATTCTTCTATAGGAGCCTCTTGTATATCGGTACTTCCACACTCAGCACAACATTCAGAATCCAGTGCATCCTCATACTTAATCTTCAGGGAGTAGCATCTGGCACAGTATTTTACTGGTTCTGAGTCATAGTCTTCAGGTCTTTCAATATTATCCATACTACATATATAATAAGGTATAGACTACTTCTTCCTACTTCCCCTGCTATTACCTGTCTTGATACTGGCAGCACTCTTCATAGCATTTGCCCTCTTATTTAAGTCAGCTGCTTGCTTATTAGCCTCCTTAATAGCACGGTTCATTCTAGCCTTGTCACTCATAATCTCTTGATACCTCGCCATTGTAGAAGCATCACTTTCTGCCTGCCATTGGAGATCTTGCTTACTCATCTTTGTTGCCATAACTGTTATCCTTTAATATTAAAAACATTACAATAGAACTTCAAGTAAAACTTTAACCACCTATAACTATAGATTGTATTTCAGCATGTTATGTTTTCTTGAATCATGTGGCAAAGATAAACAATTTCCTTTAGATAACCTAATATTTCTGATTAAATTATCTACTTTTTAATGTTATTTAAGGTTAAACCAAACCTCCTATCTCGATTTTTATGTATATCTTTGCATCACTACAAAACAAATAAGAATGAAACAAAGGCAAAAAGAACTAAAAAACAGACAAAATAATACAAATATAGTACTATTTACTATAGTCCCTCCATAGCACAATTCACAAAGCCCTTGGCTTTCAAATGCTTAGAGAGGTTTTATATATGGTAGGTTCGAATCCGCCAGGCACCTCAAAGAGAAAGAAGAAAGCCTTTATATAGGGGCTTTCTTTTATTTTTATCCCCATATTTATAATACAAATATAATACACTTCCCTCCTAAAAATAATACACTTTTCCTTCAATTCCACTCATTAACATTTCATTTAAATTCTTTAAACATGATTAACAAATATCCCCAACTCTCTTTTGTCTATAACAGAAGGAAGACTGCATCTCCTACCACTAAGGCTGCTGTAGAGCTTAGAATAACCTATAACTGCAAACAGAAGTTCCTCTCAACAGGCATTATGCTTTACCCCAACCAATGGAAAAGGGGAACTATTATCAACTGCCCAGATGCCCTACAAATCAGTCAGACACTGGACACCTTACTAACAAGTGTAAGACAGGTTATTCTCGACATGATAAACACAGGAAATATAGATATAAATATTATTCAGGACAGGCTCAGGAAAAGAAATACCCAATCAATCAGTCTTAGGGAGTACTTTAACAAAAGGGCAGAAGTTAGGAAGTATGGCATTACACCAGACAGCCAATTAAGGTATGACAGATTTATCAGATTCTTCTTCCAATGGGGAAAGATACAGGATTTCTCAGATATTACAGATGCCAATATCATAGCCTACGACAGATACCTGAAAGGACTTGGACTGAAAATATCCAGCATCTGGAATAATTACCACAGGTTCTTCAACAGCTTTATTATTGATGCTATGGATGATGGCCTGATAGCAAGAAACCCATACAAATGGACAAAGATAGAGAAAAGAAGGATCGATAGCATTGGGAAATGTCTAACACCACAAGAGTTCTACAAACTAAAGTCTGCCAAGATGCCTACAGAAAGTATAGAAAGAGTAAGGGATGTCTTTGTATTCCAGACATACACTTGTCTCTCCTATTCAGACCTAAGGGAATTTGATAGCAAGATGGTACAAGAAGTCAAGGGAATGAATGTATATGTAGGTAACAGGAAGAAGACTAATATGACCTTTACAATCCCCCTGCTCTCCCCTGCATTGGACATACTGCACAAATATAGTGGTAAGCTGCCGGTCATCAGCAATGTCAAGTACAATGAGTATCTTAAGATAGTAGCACAGTCAGCTGGAATAGACAAACCGCTGTCTACACACTGGGCAAGGCATACAGGGGCTACCCTGCTACTAAACGAGGGAATACCTATGCAGATAGTATCAAAGATATGTGGACACTCCTCTACCAAGATTACTGAGCAGGTGTATGCAAAACTATTGGATGAAACTGTAGTGGATGCCATGCAGGAAGTTGAAGATAAGCTGGTATGAGTTGATAATTCTTGCTAATTCTTGCAAAATTGGCAAGAATTTGAAATAAATGAAAAAAACCTGCCCATCTTCACAGACAAGCAGGATTCTTCTCGCAAAACTCAAACCAAATGAAAAAACTCTATTTTATTATCTCTACATATCTTGAACTTTCATTATCTACATAAGGGTTCTTCTCAACTACATTAATATGCAAAACAATATGCTTTCTCTGAAACCACCTGAACAAAAAGAACTTCTTAGGAGGATTAACAGTCTCCTTCTTACTGGAGACTATAATATGTTTTTCACTCTTAAAATATGGTTTTACAGCAATCATGGAGGGATACTTAAGTTCTAGCCTGACATTATACCACTTATCCCCAAGGACAGTATCAATATCTAATGATACCTCCTTGAACAAGGTGTCCTTGAGGATAATGGTATCTGGTTTGGAAAAGCTGGAGGATACAGACTGAAGGGCTTTAAGATTCTTGTTTTTAACTTTCAGCTGTCTTCTTGTGTTGTCAAGTTCCTGAATTATGCTATCCTTGAAGTACCCCAACTGGTCAACAGTTAGTTGGAGTGCTATGTTCTTCTCTCTATCCTTACTGAGACTCATGCTATATGCCTTCACATTGGCCTCTGCCTTCTCCCACCTTGCATTGGCATACTCCGCCTGCTGCCACATGGCTCCTATGACGGCAAGCAGGATAATGACTGTAATAATTAGATATTTTTTCATACTCTTCCTTTTTTGACTGCAAAAATAAGCATAAGGAAAGTGTAATCAAAGCATCTTAGAATTGTCCTTAGATAGGAGTAATAGTTATTTACAATTCATATCAATTAGTACATTTTGTATTATAATGTGCGAATATTCAAATAGTTAAAAAATGTCATTCAAGTAAAATTTCACACGAAATATTTTGCCAATTCAAGAATAATGCCTATCTTTGCAACGTAAAACAAGAAGTGGAGAGCTTGTATTTGCGAACATATTAAGAATAGCACGGCATAAGCCAACACTATAGAAGAGGTTCCCTATCGAGTATTCTCCACTGCTTGATAGGGATTTCTGATTCTAATAGAGTTGGCTTTCTCTTTTTTACAAGCGGAACTGACAACAAGAAACCTGATTTAATCTGACGGTATTGTGAAGGGAAGCCATCAATACAGGGGCTATCGGAGTAATCTAACGTTCACCCTGTAGATGTAAAAAATCTCCTGAAGGAATAAGGGATATATGCACGAATGGAGGCAGCAGGTAAATAAGGGTGCTGGTGCACAGGTGGAAGTCTGTAATACCTGAAAATTGAGTAGTGAACCACCATTTTACTCATGCATGACATACTGGGTTATACTGCACACAGTTTGTTCTATCCCATCCCCTGCCATAAGCAGTCTTTCTGAGCAGTTTGAATAAAAGAAAGAATGGTGCTGTGGCTAGGGGATTGGTATGCAATCACCAGAAATGCCTGCACAGTATAAGCCCAAATAACCTACCAAACAAGCATTTGAGTTGATAACAAAAACAAAAAGATGTTTGGTAATTTTAGAAGAATTGATTAATTTTGCAAAAAGATAGTTAATATGAGTAAGAAGATATACTTCCAGTACACACCACCTGCCAAGATTGCATGGGATGAGCTGCCAGTGAGTGAGAAAGAACTACAAGAGATTAGAAATATGCTAAAGAAATACATCCGAGAGAACTCTAGTGTTGCTAAGTCTTCAGATGGCACATGTTTGCAATCTGACATTAAAGTATTGCAACAAATAGAGGCCGACATATGCTTGGCAGAAATGATGAAACAGCATCATAGTATTATATATAAGGTGTAAGGTCAAACTCCTTGGTATCCCCTACCCACTTGCTAAACATGGCACCATCCCTTAGAGCATACTCCCCAACAATACATAAGGCAAACCTAACGCAGTTATGCTTGGTTTTGTAGAATGACTTGCCTGTATCCTTGGCATAGTTAGTCAGAAAGACTATATCACCAACAGTAGAGCCAGTGACATTATAGTACACCATAGATTCTGCCTTCTCCATAATCTCAGAAGAATTCCATTTGCCTTTGGTAACAGTCATGGCAAGCTCTTCAGTGAAGTGCCTGCCATGTTTCCTGATGTACTGCCTTAATCCCTTCATTACTATAGGTGTTAGTTAAACATCTTCTTGTCATTGCAAAGGTACAAAAAATACTTTCTACTGCCAAAACATTACCGATAAATCTACTTAAACACCTATAAGTTAAGACCTTAGACCATAAATAAACTACCTATTGTATTCTACATAACAAGCCATCCATCTTATCCATATCATCCAAGTCCTTCCATTTATACCTCAGAACCTCTATCTCAGGATACTGTTCTTGTATTTCCTTGGTTCTCATCTTATCATGCAGTTTGTGGTCATCATGGAACTTGCCATCCACCTCTATTATTATATTGGCATGTGGTATAAAGAAATCTGCTATGTAGTACTTTACTATCCAACCATCATCAGCATATATGTAGAATATCTTCTGAGACTCATACTCCACATAGTTCTCATCGAGGAAATCCTTCATTCTTTTCTCCAAAGGAGATGGCCATGTATTCATCTGAGTTGCTCTATACTCAGCGCTTGCCATAACCTCCCTGTTGTGTATCTCTATTCTTCCCATTAGTCCTCATCAGCTTCATCCAGTATATACTCATTGGCATAGGTAATCCTGTTGCCATTGAAAACTATTAGAGGGTTAACCCAGAACTTCTTTGGAACAGTAGTTCTTGTAAGGAAATTCTTATCCAGTAGTTCTACCACACCTTCCCTCACAGACTTTCTAGTCTTGAAGCCACAGAAGTCCATAACAGTCATATTGTCAATAACCACGTAGCTTTTATCCTGAGGAAGGTTATCCATGATGTACCATAGTACAGCCTGTGCAGTCCTAGATAGTTGGGCTATATACCTTATAATATCTCTAAACACTTTGATAAAAGTTTCTCTGTCAACTTTCTGTGTTAAGGCTATCTGAGCAGCAATATTATTTTGGTACTTCTCCAATTCAACTCTGGCATTACCAAAACTCAATACTCTTCTACTAGTCACTTCATTTAGTCTCTTCTTCAAACTACCCTCATAAGGAGATATGTCTGCCTGAGGGAAATCATGCATTGTCTTCATAAATGTTATTCTGTTAAAAATTACGCTGTAAAGATACGAAGGATATTTTTTACTACCTATAATCTAACTGTTATGGTTATATTCGTCTAACCGTTTTGATTAGATTTTATACCCATAAATCTACCCATTAGTAGTATTGAGGGATATTTAAATAACCATTTTACCTTCAAAGCGGATATTTAAATACCCATTTTGAAACATGATGTATATGGAAATCAGATAGTTAGATGTTTTTCTTTCTTCAGTTCTTATATTGACAGGAGTATATAGTTAAAATGTAGTATATGTATAAAAAGGCAGGATGACATATCACACCTCCCCCTGTCCTTGACAGTTGGGGTTCATCCCCCCTGGGTCTTTACTGACCAGCAAATTCCTGCTGTTATCTATAGCAAGAATTACTCAACATCAGCAATTGACACAGGCAAGATGCCCTGACTGTCAAAGCAATAATAACAATAATTACTCAAAGCTACTGTCTGAGATAATCTCAAGCGCAGAGACTGCCTTAGACAGATAGCTCAAACAATCAGCAGTCTCTGCGAAGATTCTATGAAGTACAATGTAGAAACTATCGTAGTAACTGAGGATGCTAGAAGGCTAGAGCACTACAGTCCAAATGGTGCTTGGGAGTATGTCAAGAACAACAATGGCACTGTATTCTATCGTTGCAAAGAACTAAAGATAGAAGAGAAAATTGTGGTTATTGGCAGTAAACTTGTTGAGATTAGACTTAAGGTAAACCGTAAGGTTGTTGAAGATGTAGAGTCTGTTTCTCACGAAGTACAAGATTTCCTCGACTATTTGGGTGAAGCTATGCATCTTTGGCATTCTTAATCGGTCATGGCCCTGTAGAGCAGACTTTACATCTGCTAGCTACTAAGCCCATTAAGCCATGAGCGTCCACACTATTGCGCTTGGATAGTGTGGGGTTGGGAATTAATTCACTATTACAAAAAACCAAAGATGGAATTACAGAACTCTGGCAATTGTTGAGTCTGTAATTGCTATTGGATTCATTGTAGCATTCTGTACTGTAGTGTTATAATAGTATTACCCCACAAGCAAGGATGATATGGGCCTGACATCTGCACTATCTTACTACCTCTCATACAGGGCTAGCTGATGCTGGCCCTTGCTATGCTTACAACAAACCCTTTAAATAAAAACAAATGATTGAAATCTCGAAAGACCTTTACAATGAGATTCTGAAACCAGAAACTCATAAGTTCACTGTAAATGAGGTCAAGTATGTGAAGGTGTCATGTGAACTTTACACCTTTGACGGCTATCTGAGTAGCTGGGAAAATCACATCTTCATCATCATGGATGAGGATGGTGCCCTGTTTAGTCTGAATTTAAAATCAGACCAATATGATGTTGGCTATCCTATGCAGTATTGGATGGAAATTAAATATTTTGGCGATGTGGAAGAGTTGTATCTCAAGAACTATCCTGAAGAATTTAACAAACCTTTTAATAACAAACAATTATGAACAAAAATGAGTTCAAAGCTATCTCAATGATAGCAAAGAAGATGAACTGGCAGAACAAGCCTGTCATGGAAGTGTGTGAAACAATTAAGCAGATGGTCAGGAACCAACAAGCTCTGGAACTAGACTGCATTGGTGAGTGTGATGGTGATGAGGAAACTCTGCTCTCTATTGCTCTCTGGAGTAAAGACAAGATTAGGTCTACTATGTTTGTTACTGACTACTGTTCATTGCAGGAATGGTCTTGGAATCTCTTCTGTGAGGATATGGGCATTACCTCTGAAGACATGACTGCCATGATGCACTGGTGGAATGTCAAGAATGACCTACTTGCTGTTGAGTATGAAGAGGAGGATATAGCAAAGTATGATGCATATTGTGACAAGTGGGAAAACTCTTATTGCTAAAACTATGTATCCAATTCAGAATCCTGAAAAGCCATTGGTAGCACTGATGGCTTTTGCCTTACAAAGAGATATGCTTGACATGAGTTTCTCCGAGGTTAATGAGGCATTTGAAGCTGAACTCTCTGTTTGCACTAAGCTTGGTTACAGCAGAGACATGTGTTATGATACTATTCTGTACAATGTAGTTACAGACTCTAGGGATAATTGGGGAGAATTTTATGATTTAGCCGATGCAGTATATTGCAAATAACTTAAAACATTACAACTATGAGACAGAGAACTAAGATGAATGGACTGGTGTCACATACCACTCCTGATGGGAAGTCACACACTTCAAGTGAGAACAAATGCAGGATGTCTTTAAGCAAACTGCAAAAGTTAGTTGATGAAGGCTATAAGCTTACAGGTACTAAGAGGCATGAAGAGCCAGACTTCAAGATAGTCATGGTGTTTGGCAGACCAATGAAGCTGACTATTCAGGAGTACAATGACCATTGGAACTTCAGGATTGACAAGTAAACTATCAAGGTAAAGCAGCTCCACCTTACACAAAGTGAGCTGCACAATAACCCTTTAAATAACCAAAAGCCAGTACCCTTTAAGGCTCTGGACAATATTATCATGTCCAGTTGTAAGTGGGTTTATTCAATTATGAATATTTTCAGTGCATTGCGTGTTTATGCTGGCAAGTGGAGTGAGAAGAAGGTAGAGTCTTTTAAGGCTGAGGAGATTGCCTTGGTTGATAAAGCTGAGGGTGTAGAATCTCAGTATGGACTCTCCGTATGTTTCTTCATGAAAGCTGGAGGACAGTCTTATATTCCTCTTGACCAGAATAGTTCTGCTGCCATTGGTGACACTATTGACCTGACTAAGGCTCAGGTGGTGACTCTGTGTAAGCAGGGTGAGAATGATATATATAGAGTGAGGATTTAATCTCACTCTATCTAACTGATTGTAATCCTTTTAAATAATAACAAAATGAAAAAGATCAGATTAAATCGTAGAATCATGGGAGACATTCTGTCTGAATGTCAGCGTTATAATTCCCATCCTTCCAATGAGATTGTATGTACTCCTATCATTATGAAGACTTCTTGTTGGGGAGGTGCTTTCTATATGTACCAAAAGAGAATATGCTTTAGAATTGGGAGATTTAACTATTATGGTAGGTTTAGAGGTAAGGCTCCTATAGAGAAGGCATTCACTTTAGAACAGTTTATGTCTAGTTTCTATGCTATATTAGATAAAGAATCTAATAAGTATGTGTTTAAGTACTATTCTAAATAATATACTATTTAAGGCAGGCAGACATTGTGCTGTCTGCCTTTATTTTTTGAGTCACACTTCTGGAGCAATATTATATGAGCCACAGAGCAATAGAAATATTTTTTAGATGCTATGGTTGGAGCAAGCAAAGAGAATGGCTAATCACTCCTTCTATGCTTTTGACCGAAGTTGGTCATTAGTATTAACCCTTTAAATTTTAAAAGTTATGAACATTTTTAGTGCATTAAGAGTTTACGTAGGCAAGTGGCAGGTCAAAGAAACCAAGAAGTTCTCTCAGGAGGAGATAGACCTTGTTGACAGGGCTGAAGTGGTGGACAGTCAGTATGGTCAGTCAGTATGTTTCTTTATGAAGACAGGTGGCATGACTTACATCCCATTGGACCAGAACAGTTCTAAGTCTACAGGAGATACAGTGGATTTAAGCCAGGCATCATTGGTTACTCTCTCTAAGCAGGGAGAGGCAGATATTTACCGTGTAAGCTGCTAATAGTCTTGTATAAGGAGCCAGGGGCAATAAAGCCCTTGGCCTTTTTCTTTTATACCATATAATAAGTGCAATGTTTTATCGTTTATAAGTTATGGATTACTCATCAAAAAGTTACAATGACAGATTAAAGGAGCAATATAGATTCAATAGGAATGGCTGTTTGCAGTTTATCTTGTTTGCTATCTTAATGGCTATCTGTATAGCTATTATTGCTTGGTCACAGTCAGGCATAGAGTATTAAGCCAGGGGTATTTACCCCTGGCTTTTCTTTTTTCTGACTGAGATAGGAGCAATCAATCAGGATTAGTAACCATTCTCAACTCCAACTTACTCTTATCAGCAAGCTTTCCCTTGAAAAAGTATTGTGGATTAAGCATATATGTACCCTTACATTTCTTGATAAGGATATTAGCCTTGGCTAACCTGTGAATTATCACATCTACAGCACTATCAGTAAGACTAAGACCACAAGATCTGATATAGTCTTTCAGTAGTTTATTGTTATTAACTATATTTCCCTCTGTCTCCACATTATTGTATGTGCTATGCTTCCAGCAGCACATCAATACCTTCATTTGTAGCCCTTCTAACTTAAACAAGTCAGGCATAGAGGCAAAGAAGAACATAATAAACTCGTCTACACTAACCACTCTGGTTCTCTTCCACTCTTGAATCTCTCCTGTATGCTTATCTACTAAGCTATAGTCAGGGTCTGTCTGTGTTACAAATGTATCCATATTACAATCCTTTTAAATTAATGGTACAAAGGTATATAGTTCTTACTACAGAAGCAAGGATTACATTCATTTTGTAAGGATTCCTTAAACATATGGTAAGGTTCATCCTTGTGAATACACAAGCCTACCTTGTGAATACGCAAGGTAAAGTTGTGTATATGCAAGGTTGTTTTGGCTTAACTTGTTGATATATAGCCGTTTAGTAATTTCTTCTTTCTTTTCTATCTTTCCTTCTAAAGATAGGAGCAATGACTTTCTGCCTTATCAGTTATATCTAATCACTCCTATCTTTCCATTATACCTTATTATATATAGGGGAGTGAAGAGGGATGAGGTAGAAGCGATTAATTAACACTTCAATCTCTCAACTGTTAATATTTAACATTTAAAGCCTATAATAGTTGCTGTTAGTTATGTATATACAAGCATTATAGCTTGTGTAAGTATGAGTGATGGCTTATACCCCATTCCAACCAATCCCCATTTCCCAGAATATCATTCTACCACAACTCATGTTGATAGAAAATAGCTCTTTTTACTCCTCTCCCACAAACAATATCTAATCTCTCATTGGACAATCTCCCTTCAATATTACCCCTTATTTCCCCTCTCTTTATGCAATTTTAACCCTAAATATTTGTGCAATCGACAATTTTTTAGCACATTGAATATATCTTATTACTTCTACATACTATCTCCTACCTCCTATCTCCTATCATTTCCCTCTTATCAGACTTGCTAATCACTCCTTCTTTGTCTTTGCCTTGGCTTGGGTCTGAGTTGTAATTAGTCACTTCCCCAAGTCATTGTCACAAACAACAATCAACATTTTACATTAACAGGTGTGCCAGATACCAAAATAAATCCCAAGGGCATGGGTGAAATGAATGAATATTTTCAATCAGTTGAGAGTGTATGTA